GAAGCAAAGCTTACATTGCAATAAGATATAGTTTTAATACTGCCAATTTAACAGATGAAGATATTCAAGCTCTAAAAACAACTGTTTTTGAAATTAGATTTAGAAAAAACTTAGACGACAATGAGCCTGAAGAGTATGTTGAAGTTGAGCAAGAACATCGAATCTTAGTCGATCAACCTATAAATTATGAAGAAGAAGCTCTAACACCTAATGAAATTGATGCTTTACCGTTTTTTGGTTCAACTCGTAATATAAACTCTAGTTTTGGGATACCTACTTATCAATTTGATAAATCAACAGACACTTGGACAGAACCAACAACATCCTACTCATTTACCTATGTTGACTGGTTTTCAATTAAACGAGGTTATTTTGAAGACTGCGAAGATATAGCAGCTGCGATAGCTGGGAGACAAGCAACTTGGGATGATTCCCTCATTGTGGGAGAACTTTATAAAATTGGTACTGGTCTAGCAGTTTGTACCAGTCGGACAAATACTAATTTTGTATCTGAAGTAGACACAACTTCAGGTGCTGATGGCGAACCACAATCTGTAGAGGTCAATTTTAAAACTGTGAGAACAGGAACTGTTGATACCTATACACAAGAAAATCTAGAAATAGATGCTAGAACCTGGGATGAAAATAAACGAAGAAATTTAGCTACAACTGGTGGTCATATTATGCGATGTGCAATAGCCAGTATTTCAACCACAAGAGCATGTAAAGCAGTTGAAATTGGGATTAAATCAGCTCTAAGTATCAATCTTAGTGGAATTACTAATTTTAATACAACAAGAAGTTATCATGATATTGATGACAGGGCTTGTAGAGATTACTCAGGAGATTATTTAAGAAAAGGTGAGCTATTATATGTAGATATATTTAGATCTCAAATTGTAAGCACACAGATTGAGAGATATAGTTTTTTCTATATTAGTTATCGTATAGCAGGCACTACTGGAACATTTACCCAATTAACCAATGTTTATGGCATCCGAAGTGCAACCAACCAACCTATTTTTAATTCAATACAGCTCAATATGCCAGATATCAAACAATGGGAATTTCAAATTGAACCAATAACAGGTTATGAGATTAGAAACCATATTACTAGCAATCTCTATTTATTAGATTCAGTAAGTTATGCAAACACTCATCAATTACTAGATGAAGTAAATGAGATCAAGGTATTATTTAGTGGTGTACAAGTTAGAAAAAATGCTGACTCATTTAACATTCCTGTCGGTCGTAGAAAAGACAGCAAAGGAGGGTTAAACTATCCTGAGACAGATAGTAAATTTGATAATGGTGATCGATCATATATTGATACCTGGGGTAAAGTTGCAGAAAGCTTTGTCTATGAAGAAGTGACAAGCTCGGCTAGTAGCCCAGAACATGAAATTACATACATCAATGAGATTGTTCCTAATGTATCAGTACCTAACTACGATAATCTAGCTCTAATTGGGATTAACATTTATTCTTCAGTTGAGTGGCAACAGTTCCAGCAATTTAGTTGTTATGTTACTGGCGGTAAGACTTGTCGACGGTTAAGAGATAATCTCACACCTGGACCAACGCATCTTTTTCCAGATATTCTACTAGATTTACTAACAAACACAACATATGGTCGAGGAGATCTGATTACTGATGACTTAATTGATTTTGAATCATTTAAAGCATCAGCTGATTGGTGCTATGACAGGAAATACTTTTTTGATGGGGCAATTACAGATGAAATCAATATCCGCCAATGGGCTGCTGATACTGCTGCTACTCATTTACTAAGATTTGTTGAGGTTAATGGCAAGTTCTCTCTCCAACCAGACTTACCATTAACAGTAGTTGAAATCAAAGGACTATTTACTGCAGGTAACATTGTTGAAGATACTTTTGAGCTGGAGTATTTAGATCCTGAAGATCGAGAAAGAATTAGAATGTCTGTACGTTACCGTGAAGAGCGAGCTTCAACAAACTATGATAATCCAGGATTATTTCCTACCGTACGTGAAGTCCTTGTAAAAGAACCAGAGAATGAAGATAAAGACAAACTAGAATCAGTTGATGTTAGTAACTACTGCACAAATAAAAACCATGCAATTGACGCAGCTAAGTATATGATGAGAAAACGCCGTATCTCAACTCATATAGTTAGATTTACAATCACTCATGAAAGTCTGAATATGAGTTTTGGAGCTGGTGATTATATCAAAGTAGCAATGGATGAAACTGAATATGATGAGTTCAATAATGGTGGTGTAACACCTGAAGGTGCATTAGTTAGCACTCAAGCATTGGATGATGGCACCTACCCTATCTTAGCCTGGAATCGTAATGATGAAACAGACTTAGCTAAAACCACACTCACCGTGTCGGATAGTGGTAAAACAGCAACTCCTACTAATATCATCTTCACTGTTTTAAATCAAGTCACTCAGGTCCGGACCTACCAGGTCTCATCCATTGCACCAACAGAGCAAGGCTCTTGGCGGGTCGAAGCTGTCCATATGCCTGTCACTACTGAGGGTGTCTTAGAATTGGCTGATGGCTTTGATACGCCAGACAACTGGATCATTGAAGAGTGATGCCGACTGCCTTTCCTGCGATCAAGCCAACCAGCAGGAGCTTCACTGCGCCAATGATTCCTACCAGTACACTGCGCTCTCAGTCTGGTGTCGTCACACGCAGGATCTGGAACCATAGACCGAGCAATGCTAAGTTAGAACTGCGCTTTAATAATATCAATGATACTTTAGCTAATTCTATTATAGAAGCCCATTATCTAGCAATGAGTTCATTTGATAGCTTGACATTACCAGATACAATTTTTGGTGGAGCTACAGGGCCTCTACGCACTTGGCTAGCAAGTACCAGAACTGGTCCAGGTTTGCTGTGGTATTTCACAGAAGGATCAGCTCCTAGAGTTGAAACAGTGACATCAGGCAGACATAATGTTAGTGTGAGTTTAACTGCTGAATTGAGGATGAGCTAATGACAATCAGAACTGGAACTAGTGCTAAATTACAAATTCTTGGTGAAAATAATAGAACTTATATCAATATAGCAAAGGTTGTTGATCTTACAATAAATGTCTCTAGAAATATGCTAGAAACAACAGCTCTTGAAGATGAAGATCGTAACTATGTTTATGGATTAAGGGAGACATCTGGTAGTGGTACTTTGCTTTATGATTCAGATGATCAGGGTACTGTTAGTTTGATGAATAAGATTTTTGATGATAATGAAGAACTTACTGGATTAAAATTAGTTTTAGACACCAGTGACCCTAAAGCTGAACCACTAGCTGGTGATGTGCTATTAACATCGTTAGGTGTAAGAGTTAGCGTAGGTGATACGATCAAAGTACCAGTTAGCTTTAAGTTCTCAGGAAAACCAACTGGTGAGTTTTAATGGCCATTGTTGGGACAGGGGGAGTATTAGAGCTTAACCGGGAATGGCCATTACCAATGGTATTATCTCCTGAGGCAGTTGATACCTCTGCATCGAAATTATTTATTGCTAATCAGCAATACATAACAGGTGATCATGTAATGGTTGCAGTATCAGGCGGGTTACCTATTGATGTTGATGGTGATGGTTATGCAGATAATCCAGATGGCCATGGGATGTATCCTGGTAGTAAGTACCAGATCAGTCCTATTTTAGAAAGGTTAATATCAAGCAGTTCTATATTTTTTGATACTGATGACCAAAGATTTTATGACACACGTAGAATGACAGAGACATACAATGCCTATATTAACATCAATGATACAGGTAGGGCTAGCCTATATAAAAGTGAACTAGCTGCATATAACAAAAAAGAAGATGAGCTTGTCGAGTTTTTTAATGTCAAAATAAACAATATGATTGTTGCTCCATCACCAATTAAACAGAATAATAATTATACAAATATAATTAAGAGAATAGCTCGTCATTTAAAGACTAGAGTATTAGAGGAGTCTAGTCAGAATCTTGAAAAGGTTATATCGATACCAAAAGATTTAAAAAGATTCGCTGATAATCCAGATAATAGGACTTGGAAAATACAATGTGATTTAACTGATTGGGCGTTAAATACAGATGTTCAAACATTAGATATTACAGCAATTGGTGAAGCATTTGGTGACAAAATTAAATCAGTTATAAGCGGTAGTGGTTCACTTAATTTTTTAGTTGATAATCGTTATAGGGAAGGCAAAAGAAATAGTATGGAAGTATTCCGTCTTGTCATGCTAACAAAACAAGGATCAAAAGCAGTTGCAAGATTTAATCTCTATAAAGATAGCAATGCATCTACCGGCCAGCTAGGACAAAGCTTATACAAACAATGCGATATTATTTTCAATCGATCAACCTTAAATACTAGAGCAGGAGACCTGATTACTGGATCAGTCGACTTTGTCACAACAGGAGAGGTTATGCTAAGATTTACATGATGCAAGACTCTAGCTTGTGACAGCCACTCCAATAAAACTAGCTGGTGAAACAGGGAGCCTGGCTCATCAGAATGTCACTGTTGGTGAGTTCCGCCAAGAGATGGCTAAAGTAGTTGATGGTTTTCGTCAAGTTATAGGACAAGCTGGTTTATCAACTACAGCATTAGCTGATCCACTCACTGCACCATTTACACTTTTTGTTAATCCATATATCGGTCAGGATACTTTTGTAGGTGGAAATTACAATGCTTATGAAGCACCTGGATCAAGTACAGATGATGAAAAGATTGAAGCCAAAGTTAAACGTCTTGCTAAACAACGTCTAGTCTGCGGCTTTAGTCCACAGCGACCATTTAAAACAATCAATCGTGCAGTCATTGAAGCTGCTATTATTACCAGTAAAGATTGGTATACATTTACTGATCCAAAAGCTCATTTAGACTGTGTTTCAATTGTTTTATCAACAGGTCATCATACTGTTTATAATGATCCAGGGGTAGGACTTCCAGCAACCTGGACCGAGAATTACGAACCAACGGTTGCTGAACTAATTAAGTTCAATCCTTCTAGTGGTGGGATATTACTACCACGTGGATGTTCAATGTGGTGTCTAGATTTGCGTAAAGCAAGTCTACGTCCAAATTGGGTACCAAATAATGAAGATGAAGCTGCTGATTTCAGTAATCGCAGTGAAATGTTTAAAGTCACTGGTACAGGATACTTCTATGGTTTTACAATCTTTGACAAAGTTGGTTTAAATCGTAGCCACCATTTACTCTCTGGTTTTGGATTTGCTAGTAAATCTGAACTAGATACTTTCTATCAGAAAGTCAGAAATAAAGTTGGTAGCCCAGCTAATTTAAGTAATGCGCTTACTGTTACTCGAAAAACTGAATATGAGATTGTAGGACCTATTGATGATACACCAGCACAAGATTGGGATA